AAAAAAAGATAACCCCGAGATCTCGAAGGACCTTGATCAGCTCCGGGCCGAGGACTCCCTCGCTGAGTAGCAGGCCCCGAGCTGCCCAAGACTCGTAGTTACGGCCGATGGCCACCTTGCGCCAAACCCCGAGCCCCAAGTCCGAGATATGGGCCCACAGCTCGAACCGTTCAGGGCTGATAACACCGGCCCGGACCAGGTTCTTCAGCATTCGCCGGCTCAGAAGGCCATCGAATGTGACCCCCAGAATGTCCCACAGGCTGTCCAGCTGACGCGCCTCGCCGAGGATGTCTCGGGTGATCCTCCCTGCCGACAGCACCGATCTCATAACCTGCGCCCTGCGCACCGAATCGATCAGCAGCTTCCGAATAAGCGCGGCGTCTGCCGAGGAGAGTCGGGTCCGGCCGTGCAGCAGCGCCTCCCGGACCAGCAGGATCGTCTCGTCGTCCAGGTTCCTCAGGTAGGACACCATCTCCGGGGAGAACACGTCATCGAAGATCATTGCGAGGCGCTCGTAGATCCGGTCGGTGTTCAGCGGTGACGGCAGCAGCCGGTTCGCGACCCGGAGCGTGATCCGCAGCAGGTGGGCGTCCTTGGCCGAGACCAGGTTGTACCGGGACAGCAGGTTGACCGTACGCACCGAGATGATCTCCGGCGCGACCAGCATCAATCGGACCAGCAGCGGCCGGCCTCGCAGCGCGCTGAGCCTGCTGACGGCACCGGCCCGACGGAACGCTTTGACGTGCTTGTCGCTCAGCAGCCCTGCGGCCACCATGGCGTCGATGAAGCCGACGTCGGCTCCGAGCTCAGGTGCCGCTATGAAGAGCCGCGAAAGGATCCAGGTGTCCCACTTCACGCGGCCGCTGCATCATTCGGGGGAGGCCCGCCGGCCTCCTGTGCGAGCTGCCCAGCCCCGGCGTCGCCGCCCGGGTCGAGCTGCGCCATCTGCTCCTGTTGCCGGGCGAAGTTCTCGTCGGCCTGCTTCTGCGCGTCGGCGATGATCTGCTTCGGATCACCCAGGTCGAAGCCCAGCTCGTTGAGCTTGGTGAGGTACAGCTCGGTCGAGATGACCCCTGCCAGGTGCAGGTCGCCGTACAGCGCCACCTCTTTGTCGATGTCTTTCGGCAGCTTCGGCCCGACGACCGGGATGACCTCCAGCTCGAGCGGCAGTGTGACGCTCTCGTAGGCCGCGAACCAGTCTTTGAGGTCGTGGAACAGCTGCCGCAGCACGGCCAGGATCAGCTTGTCCTTGTCGTCTGCGTCGTCCAGCAGCGGGGCGAACCGGAGCGCCAGTGCAATACCGGATTCGGCGATCGCGTTGTCGACCTCGCCGAGCGCCACCGGGCCGACGCCGTTGGTCGACTCGCCTTGGCCTTGCAGGTATTTGATGTGGTCCTGGCTGGCGGCGACGCTGGTGATTCCAGGAATCCTGGAGAACGACGATGCGGCCGGCTGGCCGTCTTCGCCGCCGACCTCCACGACCTTCTTGGGACCGATGATCCAGTCGGTGGGGTTCCCGTTGGCGTCGACCGGGGAGACGTTGGAGACGTAGACCCCGAGGCCGTGCATGGCCAGTGCGACGTCCTCATCGGTGACCGCCTGGTTGATGCCGTAGAACAGACGCTCGAATCCGGCGATGTCGGAGATTCCGTAGAACTCGCCGGGCTTCTCGCTGGCCTTGAAGTGGTAGACCGGCAGCTGGAAGATCCCCGGCAGGATCTCCATCGGAAGCGAGTCGGGGTGCGGCACGATCTTCCGTTTGACCGGGTCCTCCCAGTCGGTCGGCTCCATCACCAGGACCTCGCGGGTGATCTCCGCGCCGTCCACGTACTGCCCGTCGGCGTATGAGGGGTGCCCGAACGCCTTGGCTGTCAGCCACGTCTGGACCTTCAGCAGGTCCTTGTTGTCGACGGTGATCTGCTCAACGATGCGGACCCCGACCATCTTGGTCTTGTTCTTCGGGTCCTTGATCGGGAAGAACGTCTCCGGCTCGATCGCCTGGACCGAGATCCGGCTGCCCTCGGGCTTCAGCGGGTCGGCGTAGAGGTAGAGCAGCCAGTCGCCTTGCGCCAGGCCGAACATCATCGCCGCCCGGAACATGGCGAAGAAGCGTTCCCGCTCGAAGAAGTTGCCGAACGCCACGATCATTTCGGCCTGGGTGTTCGGGTCGACCTCGACCTCCCCGGCCTGCCCGAGCCCGGAGGTGGTGTTGACGATCTGGAAGCCGAGGTCCTTGCAGACGTAGCGGGCCTTGGTCTTGACGATCCGCTTCGCCGACGGGACGTAGATCGGGTTCTCTTCGTCCTCCCGCAGCGTGACCTTGATCGCTGAGGAGTCGTTGGCGAAGAGTTCGTCGTAGAGGGTGTAGGCGTTGATGCGAAGCCCGTCGAGCTTGCTCAGCCAGCCGGCCGGCGTTCCGGTGAAAGGTGTCGCGGTGTCCCAGATCGTCTTAACCGTCGTCGCCAACGTCGTCTCCCCCTATGCCGACCTGGCCGTACGCTGGCGCGCCTGCCCGGACTTCCTTACTGTGTCGCTGAAATGACCCTTGTAGAACCGCCCCAAGGCCTCCGGACAGTGATCATCCTTTTTGAGCGGGTTTTCTTTCGGAGCCTGCGTGTCCTCATCTTTGGTCTCAGGGTAGCGATAGTCCTGCATTTCCCTGATCGTGTCGCGGCAGCTGTGGTCGACATATAACTTCGGTGCCCGGTCCGGGTGCCCGTGAATGAGGAACTCGGGCGAAATCTTCAGGCCGCGACGGATCATGTCGATCCGATCCCGGATCAAACCGCCGGTGTTGCCGTGCGAGGTGACCTTCCAGGACTTGGCCAGATACTTGCTGCTGCCGGGATCCTCGGGGTCCGGGTACAGGTCCTGCGCGACCCGCACAAGCGACCCCAGCCGGGGGTGCGTCCAGATCTCCTGCGCCACCTCATCGATGGTCTTGTGGACCTGGTAGTACTCCCCGATCACATAGACGTTGTCCCAGATGTCGGTTTGGATGAACAGCACCACAGTCGGGTTCGAGTAGCCGTAGTCGGTGGCCAGATAGACGGGCCGGTTCGGGTCGTACGGGATGTGCCGGCAGTGGATCTCCTCATCGAAGTCTTTGAAGACGCGGCCGACGAACTCGGTGAAATCGGCGCCGATCTCCTGGTTGAACTTCTCCTCCGTCATCTCGGCTTCCATGTCCGTGATTTCGGGGTCGTAGCGGCCTTCGGGGAACAAGATGTCGTTGGTCCAGCTGGGCATCCGGACCGACCACCAGTTGTCGAGGCCCTGGTTGCCGCGCTTCCACTGCTCGTAAAACCAGTTCTTGCCCTCCGGGGTGGAGCTGAAGATCGCCCAGCCCCTGTAGTCGGCCAATGTAGGCCGAATGTATTTAGTCCACACCGACGGCTTCAGCTTCGCCGCCTCAGCGAGGATCACGCCCTCCAGGGCCTCCCCGACCAGGGTGCCGGGGTATTTGGCGGACTTGGCGTGGACCTGGAAACGTCCGCCCCACAGCGAGATGTGCATGTTCCCGCCGTTGGGGTCGTTGTAGCTGCCCGGGTGGTCGAGGGGTACCTCCAGGGTCAGCAGGTCGTTCCACAGGACGCGGAACTCCTTCTCCGCGTCGGAGTACTCCGGCCCGACGATCCAGTGCTCGGAGCGCCTGCCGAACGGCTCCAGGTCGTTGTATCGGAGCTTGGCCTGCAGCGCGCGGATGGTGAGCTCGTGGCCACCGAGGGTGGACTTGCCGGTGCGCCGGCCGGCGCAGACCACGCGGAAGCGTTTCGAGTTGAGTTTGCCGTGGATGCGGCGTTGGACCAGGTGTGGCGCGTAGCCGATCTCCGAGAAGACCCCGGCCATGGACAGGGCCTGTGGCATGGGCTACCTGCGACGCCCGACGGTCCTCTTGGTCGCCACGACCCCGACCTGCCCTGCAGTGGAAAGCGCGAGCCCCGCCAGGCCCAGCCTGACGCTTCCTCGGGATGCGCCCTTGTGTGCCAGCACAGCGCCGCCGAGAGAGCCGCCGACCGCCAGGCCGACAGACCCGCCGCGCTTGATGACGCGGAGCGCCTTCTGCTGGCGCTGGTACCCCTTCAGCGAGCGGACCTTGCCTTTACGACCGGCACCGAAGCCGCCCCCGTGGGTTGATCGGCCACGACCCCAACCGCCTGTTGACCCCGCGAACCGCCCGTTGGAGTTGCGGAGGACCCGCCCAGCCATTACAGCTTCCGGCTCTGGATCCCGCCCTTGGAGGCAGCGGCCATCGCGCGCGGAGCGTTGTGAGCTGAAGCCCTGATCTTGGACTTCCGGGCGCCCGGGTGCTTGGTTTTCGGGGTGACCCGACGAGAAACGGCCCGATAGGGGCTGCCAGCGAACTGGCCGGTGGAGTTGCGAAGTGGACGGCCGGCCATGTTAGATGCCGCCGTCCTTGTTCCCGAAACTGTTCCGGTTGGCCGGCAGTACGTACGCCGGCAGCAAACGGGTCTGCGGGTGGTCGTTGCCCTCAGGGATCTGGTTGGCTACGCCCCGGATCGCGTTGAGGTTGGCAATGCTGTGGTCAAGCAGCGAGCCACCGGTGCCCCCGGGGCCAGTCTTGAACACTACGATGCGTGAAGCCATATCTCCCCCTGCTTAGCGTGGCCTCTCGAGCCAGATCCTAGTCGAGATCGGCGTGGACACTGATCGTGCCATACCCCTTCGGCGGAAATGTCTGCTTGGTGCCGTCGCCGAAGGTGATCTGCACCTCGAAGCGGTAGTCCCCGATCACCGGCAGGTCGTTGGTCAGCCATTGC